TAAAAAATAAATTGGGGGTGGCCCCCCCCTCCCCCAAAAACCACCCCCCCCAGCCATATATGCAAAGCCACTATAAGGCAATGCCTTTTCAGGGTGCTTGGATAAAACATAAGGCCACGGAGCTTGTCCATAATCGCCATTATATGCCGTCAGTTCGATTTTTTCGCTCGGATAGGTATATATCTCCTTATCTCGCCAAACCTTCCCTATGCCAGCGATAGGGCCCTCACATAAGCCAATAGCACATGCAACAGTATAGGTGTAGGTTATTTCAGTATGCTTTGAGCCGCCACCCTTACCAGTTCTTGTCGTACTGCGATGTTCATGAGGTGTGAAATCGTCGTAGTAAATAATATTACCACTCAATCGTGTAGTGCCTAACACTTCAGGAACTACCTCACCATACGAAGCACTATTGATTTGAAAATCAGCAATCATATCGGCTCGATTAGTGGTATTTTTACCGCGATTAAATAAAAAGCCCATTATTTACCGCCTTTCCTGAAACGATACACAGCACGTAAGCGACTTTTCCCTTTGGCGTCATAAAACAATACATCGTCAATCGACGAAAGAATAACGCCCAAGTCAACGAACGCATGAATTACTAAATTGTTACCAATATAAATGGCACCGTGAGAAATGCAACGCCCATATTGGTATAGTAGAAAATCACCGATACGAAGATCATCGATAGCCACCTCATCTGCTACTTGCTTGACATACTTTAGGTACTTTTCTTCGGAACGATGTAAATGCCATTCATTAGAGTAGTTTTCGATATTGAAATCCTCAATATTCATTAGGCCACTATCAACTACTGCGGCCACCAATAAATATGAACAGTCTACCCCTTTACCTTTCACCATAGCATTATTTTGATATGGTGTGCCTAGCCATTCACATGCAGCATTCGCTATACGTTCACCTGTTGTTAATTTCATCGTATCGTCTCCTTTAAAGGAACATAAGGTGTCGCCCTATTCCGACTAAAATTATTGAATTTATTCTTACAAGTAGTCGGTGTTTTGTCGCACCCTGGATAGATATAAGCTACATCACCAATACGAGGTGATGTGTTCGTAGCACTCATATAAATAATGGTGCCATTTTTACTATCCATAATTTGCGTTGCTTGCCCTGCTAATGGTCCGCTTATCCACTCCATGCCACCGGCTGTATAATAGCCGTCCTCAAACGGTATATCAATTTGTACAGTGTTCGTACCAGTAACAGCAGTTACTTTTGCTTTCTTACGATAAGCCTTAATATCGACACCGCACTCCTTCGAGTAAATACTATAAGGGCATTGAGGGTAATATCTTCGGTTTGGATATTCGATATTGAGCTTTTGCACAACTGACTTCGCGCTAATCTTCAATATAAAGCCACCGCCTTGTGTTACTTCGCAAGTTCCATGAAATAGGTCTATGCACTCAATCACCTTGCCAGCATCGTCAAAAAAGGCGCGGCGTAGATCAAGCGTTGCGCCGTCTAAACCACCATTATGAGCGACTTCCAATACAGGCACACCACCAATTTGGTCGTTTTGACTAGCAGTAATGGTTACGCTTAATTTATCAACGCTAACAGTACTGTTCGTAGCTATTTTTTCACGCGTAATAATAGGGCCATCACCTTTATAAGTGTGGCCCCCATAATTTACATCTACATCGGTATCGGCCCAGTAATAGCTGATACCGCTTTTTAGTTTTAGCTCGTATAAATCACACGACAAGAATGACTGAGATGTGCTTAAATGATTGCTTAAAATCTGTCCGACTTCCTTCATTTACTCACCTCACTGTTACCAATTTAAAAGATTTAGACTTGAATATGTCTTTATAAATGATTTCGTCCGTATAATCACCGCTGAACATGACCTTCCAATAATATGTATAGTCAGCAGTAATAATCGCAGTCGGTGCTACTGTTACCCCTTGTGCTAACCGAATTACGCCTTTATCAGATACAGCATTTATCGGTGCCCCATTAGCATATAATTTTAGGTTCTCGATATGTGCTACCGGTTCCCTGAAATCACCATACAAACGAACTGCTTGCCATTCAGATTGAGCTCCAGTTCCTAAACGAATGCCCTTTTCCTCAAAATCTTCTGGATCCAACCAAAGAAAAGGAACTGTACCACCTTTTACTTTTGCATAGAACCCCATAATTTGCTTATGCTCCTCTGGAGTTAATATTGCAAATTCAGTAGTGATTGTATATTGCGGATACTGCCACGTTGTCATGGTTCGTACTCGACCACTCCCAGTACGCTTTATTTTAGTATCCCACTTTTGAGCCTTCGTAGACTTCCACGCAAGGGATTTGATATCCGGAAATTTAATTAAATCTGCCATGCTACCACGTCCCCTCCGTTGCTATGAATTCCCTATCTTGGTTAACTAAAAACTGTCTTAACGAACGTCCTGCTGAGTTTTCGAGCCATGTTCCGAACGATTGAGCGTCCATAGCAGATACGTTGAACGTAATACTACCAGCACCGCCACCATTGGCACGAGCTATACCGCCACCAATTTCGTCGTACGTACTTTCACTCAAAGGTAATACAGCTTCTTTATACTTACCTTCGCCAATTTCAGCATATGTCGAGCCATAAGCCACACCACCGCTTGCCAGTTTAGGTAAAGATAGATTGCTACTAAATCCACTTGAGCCTGAGTTAAACATACCGGAGAACGCACTTTGTGTAGCTGTTTGAGCTACACCAGCTGCCGTGTTAGCACTCCATGCAGCCATACCAGCGATAGCACTAGCGCCACCTGTTGCCATGCTAACTTGTTGAGCCAATGCAGCCCATGCCGGATATTGAGCATTAGCCGTAGCAATACCGGTTGCAGCCTCCTGACTTTGTATCATTTTACCGAATACGGCTTTTTTAACCATAGCCGCTATCCAACTTGCAATGAAATCTGCAACAGTCTTTAAAATAGCTTTACCAATATTTTGAATGGCACTCATTAAAGTAGTAGTGCCTTGAATAAGACCTGAAATGCCACTCTGCATGCTATCTATACCAGCGTTTAAAGCATCAAATAATAGTTGCTGTCCATTCCAATGAGCATCGACTGTGGCTTGTTTCCACTCTTCGAGGAGCTGTTTTTTTGAGTCATAGTGCTGTTGCTCTGCAATATATTCATCACTTAATGCAGCTTGTAACGCCTCGAAGTTTTGAGTTCGCATAGCTTCATCAATAGCATATTTCTCGTTTGCCAACTCGGTATGTTGTTGCAAAGCCTTTTTTGCATACTCGTCTTGTGCCGCTAACAACTCCTCGTTTTTCATTTTCTCGTAGGAGATTTGTCCGTCAGCACTCATTTCGAATTCAACACCTCGTTGTTTTAACAGATCAATATGATGTTGTTGCTCCATTTTGTCCATTTTCATGAACTTATCAACCATTTCTGCATAGCGGTCCTCGACTTCATCAATGGCGTTGGCATAATCTGTTGCCAACTGCACGGCAGGAGATACACTGCCTGTACTATCTTTACTTGAAGTTTTAAACGCAAAATCTTGTTGCATATCACGAATACCAGTTTCAATAGCTCGAAGTTTTGTAAATTCCTCTTGCTTAGCCTTGATACGTTTATCCGCATAAACATCGTTAAGGTTCTTTAAATCTTCTTGATAATTAACGTTAGCACTCTTTGATTTATTGAGCTCATCGAGTTCCTTTTTGTATTGCAATTCGATTAGTTCGACTTGATTGCCTTGCATTTCCAAGAACGATTGCAAGATTTTTTCGTGGACCTCTTTGGCCTCTTTTGCAAGATCCTTTCCGGAGTGGCCTTTACCACCTCCGCCACCTTTTCCACCTTTACCGGTACCAGCGGAACCGCCATCATCTACGCCACCACCGCCAACGTCTAGGCCTGTATCACCGCTACCGGATAACCCTTGTGTTATTTGTGAAGCCATATTAACGCCAGTATTTACAATATCTTGTGCCGTTTCAGCACTGATTGTATCAACTTGTTGAATAGCTGTAAAAGATGTACCAAAGAATTTTGCTACCTTATCGCCTACGCTATTAAGTTTGGCAATTAACCAGTTAAGGCCTTCGATAATCTTATTTACACCCCAAACAGCGGTATGCACAATAGTTGAAAATACCGAACTTAACGTATTGCCGAAACCATTAGACGCAGCAGATGCAGTCGCAAACACGCCGACCAAAGTCATTATAACGGATATTAATATTCCGACTGGGTTTGCTTTCATTACAACATTTAATACACGCTGAGCAGTAGCTGCAGCTAATGTACTACTTCTTAAAGCTAGAAACAGAGATTTAAGGACAGTTGTCCCCAAAGTCAATGCGCCTATCGATAAGATAGTACCTTGAATGGCTACTTTAACAACAGTCATTGCTACCGCATATGCCCTGGTTGCAATCGCAGAGGCTACTTGTGCCGTTTTCAACGCTACGGTTTTTACAGTCAATGCAGCCGTTTGAGCGCTACATAATGCGACTGTCGCTTTATAAGTGATAAATGCCGTTGTAACACCTACAATGGCAGTGGCAACCCCTGGCATGGCGGTTCTAAACAGGTTCGCAAAGCTCGTAACAATATTCTTAGCTGTACCAATTACAACTGATAACGCACTAAATGCACCCCTTACAGTAATAATGGCCGCTTGTGCAGCAGTGCCAACCAAACGAAAGGCAATAGACAACCCAGCAAGTGCATCGTTCAATACACCTGAACTTGTCATGTTGCTTATTTCTTCCATAGCCGGTTGAAATGCAGCTATTAATTCATTCTGAACTTGCGTTCCTATATCTTGGAACGTCATAGGAATTTCTGCAAACTTAGCGTTTGTTTCTTCTGCACTATTGAATAAGGCTTCCTTGATAATGTCAGCAGTAATAAGCCCTTGCGAGCTCATTTCCTTCAATTGACCGACAGTAAGGCCCATTTCACTTGCAATAGATTGTGCCAACATAGGAGCATTTTCCATGATTGAGTGGAATTCGTCCCCTTGTAGCTTACCAGCTGCCATTGCTTGCGTTAACTGGTACATAGCTGATGTAGTTTCTTCTACGCTAGCACCGGAGATTTTGAACTGTTTATTCAACTGTTCAACAAAATAGATTGCTTCGTCATTAGATGAAAAAGCGTCTTTTGCAAGCATGTTCAACTTAGCAACACTATCGGCCATATCTAAATAACTACCACGAGAACGATTGGCTGCACTATAAATCTTGTCCATAATTTC